CATTCAAAGAATCAACAGCAGCAGCCAATGCCGAAAAAGCTTCTGGTATTTTAGGATTCTTACCTATTGATCTAAATGCAACGATGGATGGAATATCAGGTATTAAAATATACCAGCAGTTTGCAGCAGATACTTCTTTCCTACCAAAAAATTATGGTTTAAGTTTAAGATTTATAATCACCGGAATAACTCACAGAATTGAAAACAACGTTTGGACTACCGCTATTAATACAGTTTCAGAACCTACATCGGTAATTAAATTAACTAACGATCAATCATTCTCTGGAATACAAGCTCAAGCAGGACCAGGAGGTGTTGGCGGAACAGCAGCAGTTCCATCCGGAGAAGTAGCTTACCCAGCCTCGACTGCAAATACAGTTAGACTTAGATTGAGAAGAGACAAGCAAGTATTTGCAACAGGTGCTTCTGCTCCTGATGGGACAGGTCAAACTTTAGGTAGGTTGCAAGTTTTAGATAACACAGGTAAGGTTGTAAAAACGTACACAACAGTAGAGCATGTCTGGAGAGAAAATAGAAGCTCAATAAGCTGTATCCCTCCAGGAAGATACACTTTTATAAAATCTAAAGCAACCAACAATCCGGACCTTGGGGATGTATTACGACTTGAAGGTCCACCTTATAGAGGAGGAATTTTAATACACCTAGGTCAAACTTACAAGAACACAGAAGGCTGTATACTTGTCGGTAAAGGACCTCAAAAAGACAATAAAATAGTCGACGGAGTCCCTGACAACCAGGATACTATAGGTGCAACAGCTGACCTTATCAACTACCTATACCCTCCAGGAGCACCTAATACAACTTTTGCAATCGAAGTATTTGGAGTTTCAAATGTAACTTATGTAGATTATAGGGATAAAGTAACATATGCTGATCCTTCGGCACTTCCTCAGGAAGATAGTGCAAAAAAATCTAGACAAACTTATGTTAATTATGTAACACAGTTGAATAAAGTACTGCGTCAGTTAGACGTCTACGATAACGGTAGACCTTTATTAACATCAACAACAGGAACCCCAGACGATGTTACAGCAGGAACAGATAGGTTAAAAGCGTTAATCAACATGAAAAGCCAAAACATTGCAGGTAAACCTGCTCCATGGCAGAATAAGTTAAACATAAATGTAATGGTACCTGCTCACAGGGAGAAATTTAAAGAACAGTTTAATGGAATGATACAAGCAATCCTTGACCGGGATAACAATTACGCCTTTAAATACCCTTCAGTTTCAAATCCTGAAGCATATGGTTCCGAAGCATTTGATCTTCCAACAGATTATTAATAAGATATGGCATACTTACCTAAACACTATATTAAGACTGGACTCACTGCTAATGCCGGCGAGTTTATAGATAGGGCTTCTGGACAACCTTATTCCGGACCTTACTATGCAATAGCTACAGGTCAGTTTTTTGCCGGTATAGGTCCTCAAGATCCAAATGCAAAAGAAATACTACCTTTCGGTAGACCGGAAGTAATTCCAAGCACTCAATACCGAGAAGTTGGAGTAGCCTTTAATCTCGATGTTATTAATATTAAACCTGGTCAAAGCTCTTTCTATATTCAGAATCTACCCGGTGTGGATTATCGAGTTTATCAACCTCAGGTAGTTAACGAATATACAAAACTTAAAAAATACCAAGCGAAAGACTTCCAGCTTAGAATACTTCCGTATGCAGTAACACCAATACCAGATTCTAACGATTACAAGGTTGGAGAATACAGAAGATACTTTTGTAAAAAAACAAACCAAAGTATCTATCTAGAGATTGATGAAAAGCAGTATGAAAGTATTTCCTCAAAGGATCCTAAGTTCTTTTGGGAGCAGTATTTTGTATTCACCCTCCCGTGGACAATCACAGGAGAGGAAGCAAAAGTATATCAGGTAAATAAGAATATTACCCTTACTAGAATTGCTAACTATAAGCTTCCCGGTTTCCAAGCGTTTCTAAGAGAAGACTACCTAAAGTTCTATAAGAAGTAGGATTCCTGAACATTAGTCCTTATCTTTATTGAAAGGTTATGTTTTGGTTAGTAGAAACACAAGAGCAGTTCGATAAGTTACAATTTGAATTAGGAGAAGAGATCTTCGTACTTCCTATTGAGACTCATCCGGAAATTCATCCGGGCATTTATGCACCGTTAAGTCTCTATCTTAGAGATGTTACTCAGCCGAAAGGCTTTCTAATAAATTACTTTCATCCGGAAGCTTTACAGTTTGATCCTCTACAGGTTAAAGAATACCTAAGAACTTTCAAGAAGATCTATACTCCAGATAAAAAAGCACTAAGCTATACTTATTTCGGTTCAAATACCTACGATCTTAATTTATTTGAATATAAAGAGGTAAGAAAGCAGACTCATGCTCATAGCTTCTACTCTCAGAGGTATTATGAAAGTGAAGATCTTAATTCAGTAATTCCAATAGTAAAGCATTTTGAGCAGTGTGAGATTATATTTGAAGAATATGCTTCAGTAATTAAAAGATACACTCCTAACGAATATCACGATGATATATCTAATGTATTCTGGTTTATAGAAAGAAACGGTTTGAAGGTTAATAGTGCCTTTGAAAGATACTTTGACTTAAAGAGACCCTTTCTATCCCGATATAACTCATATACATTCACTCAATACAATCTCAATACGACTACCGGCCGCCCTTCTAATACGTTTAACAGCTTAAACTTTGCTGCTTTACCTAAAGAAAACGGTTCTAGATCGGTTTTTGTACCGAGAAACGATTTTTTATTGGAGATTGACTTAACTGCTTACCATCCTACGTTGATTGGGCAAATGGTTGGTTATGATTCACCAACAGGGGATATCTACGAAGATTTTGCAGCTAAGTACGGAATGGACCGAACTGAAGCAAAAGGATTAGTATTTAAGCAGTTATACGGTCATATCTTCGATCAATATAAAGACTTTGAATTCTTTCAGTTAACTCAGAAGCTTATTGAAGAGATCTGGAATACATTCAGTAGTAAAGGTAAGTACGTAGTTCAGGAGACTGGGAAGGTGTTTAAGAAAGATGACTTACCTAACATGAATCCTCAAAAGCTGTTTAATTACATAATTCAACATTGGGAAACTTACAGCAACGTTGCAATCCTTAAAGAAATCATTTATATTATTAATAACAAGGAGACAAAATTAGTACTTTATACTTATGATGCTTTCTTATTAGATGTTAGTAAGCAGGATAAAGAGGAGATTAAGAAGATATTAGGAGTATTTAACGACAAAAATTTAAAGATAAAAACAAGTTATGGACCAGACTACGACACTTTACAGCCCCTTTGATATTTATGATAGAGAAACTATCAATATCGGAGACGTGAATAATAAGTTATTTTGTACATTCGTACCACTAAATGAAGTGGATTCCTTTATAAAGGAGATTACGAGCGAGTACACTATTTTATACAATAAGATTTTTGTTTTGCATATTAAGAGCAACGACGAGTACGTTTGTACTTATAACGTTGATCAGCCTAACATCAACAACATTCCAGAAAATACCATCCTAGTTCATAGGAAAAAAGAGACAAATACTCTCTATACGATTAATGCTTTGAATGAATTGATCAAGAGCCTGAATGAAGGCATTGTAGATACAAACTACAGAATCAATTGGCAGCATTACAAGAATACAGTTTTATTAACTCAACAAGGTGATCTTAAGCTTCTACGCACAAAGATCCATCAGATTGTTGAGCTCTAATATTTATAAACATGGATAATTTCGACCTAAAGAAATATTTAGTTGAAAATAGGTTACATCAAGAATCTGTTGAGTTTAATAAACTACAGGATGATAATGAATTTGACGATGTACCATCCATTAAAATGCAGATTGTTGACGATGGAGGTAATGACTCCCCTATGGTATTTTTTAAGATGAGCGCAATGTATCATAACG